TTGAAAAAGTTCGTAAACAATATGGGCCATCTCCAGAAGCCGCTGCTGGTCCGGGTTTCTAACTCTTAACAAGAAGTTTTCAACATATAATGATAAATAACTTTAGGAGAAATTAAACAATGTCCGTAAAATTCGATACACTAATTGAACACGTTGTAAATGGCAATGAAAAGAAAGCACGAGCAATCTTTCATCAGCTTGTAGTTGAAAAGAGTCGCAAAATCTACGAGGATATGGATTTGGAAAATCCTTCAGAAGTTTTTGATGACGTTGAAGCAGATCACGTAAATGCACCAGAAGAATTTGGCGGGGATCAGGTAGACGATTTTACCGATGAAATTGGTGTTGAAGGTGAAGATGAAGATGACGAACTAAATCCAGAACTTGATGATAGAGTCACCGATCTTGAGGATGAGTTGTCAAATCTTCAGGCCGAATTTGAACAGCTACTTGCTTCAGAGGAAGGAGAACATGAAGAGGAGTCTGATGACTTTGAAGATTTGGCCGATACCGATGAGGATGAAGCTGAATCAGACGAGAACATTGAATCAGAAGTAGAGACTGACGATTTTGATTCCGACGATGAAGATGAATTTCCCGACGAAGATGAAGATGAAGATTTGCCTGTGTCTGAAAGTTTGATTCGGGAATATGTGGAGCGTATTACCAAAAATCTAGCCTCCTCTTCAGAAGAGTCTTTTGTTCAGAAGAAATCACCAGTTGCCTCCAAGCCAAGCATCGTGCCCGGTATTACCGCAAAGAATATTGCTCAGGGTGGAGTAGAAAAGGGCCGTCCCGCTCCAACACCAAAAGAATTGATTGGTGATAAGGAAGTGGTCAATCGTCCCGGTCACAAAGCCGCTTTGAAACCAGCACCAAAAGCAACCAACAAAGAAGTTGCAAGTGTCAACAAAAAGAGCGTCGAAGACGGCAAGAAGTAGTAATCATTATAGCAAAAAGCCCTCAGATTAATCTGAGGGCTTTTTCAATTGTTTGCAAAAATCCAATACCAATTTTTCAATGTCTTTTTCGGTATATGGAATCACACGTAATGGAATACCATTCTCTGCACAATACTTTAATTTGATCCCATATTCCCGCTCATTCATATTTAGACCATAGAAATAACACATATTGCATAAATACAACTGAGAGGAAAATTATGAAACAAAATTTGTTTGAGTACCACAGTCCAGACAATTTTACAAGTGAAATATTAGAATCCGTTGATACCCTCGGTCAAAAACAAAAACATCTATACTTAAAAGGAATTTGCCTTGAAAGCGAAGTGAGAAATTTTAACAATCGTGTGTATCCCCTGCATGAAATCAAAAGAGCAGTAGAAACTTTGTCTGAACAGATTAAAAAAGGTTCGATATGTGGAGAACTTAATCATCCAGCCGACTTACAAATTAATTTGGAAAGAGCCGCGATTCAAATTTCTGAAATTTACATGAATGGCACCCAAGGTCACGCAAAATTAAAAGTGCTTTCAACTCCAATGGGGCAAATTGTCAAATCCTTAATTGGAGATGGAATAAAGCTAGGAGTATCAAGTCGAGGAAGTGGCGAGGTCGATCCTTATTCTGGAAAGGTATCAAATTTCGAGATTCTTACGATTGATGTGGTATCCACGCCTTCAGCACCAAATGCGCACCCAGCGCCAGTGTATGAAAGTTTGTTGAACGCTAATAATGGTTATAAAGCATTGCAGGTTGCAACTGAAGCCCAGCGTGATCCACAGTTACAGAAATATTTGAAAGAATCCTTAACTGGTTTCATTAAAGATTTAAAGAAGTAAGGAGAGTTATGTATCTAAGTGAAGAGTTATCCAAGTATCGTACAATTTTGAGTGAGAATGATTTAGGACTTATTGATCCTCCGGGAGAAGTTTCTACTTCATCAACTGAGAACGACGAAGCATCAATTTATAATGATTCTGCTGCTCCAAAAGAATCTTCTTTTGATTATGGTGATTATGATGGTGGTACCAATAATCAAGGTGCCTCAATTTATGACAAAACAAGGTCAACGGAAACTAAATCTGTTGAAAAGACCGAAGAAGATACCCCCGAAGAGAAAGAAAATACTCCAGAAGAGAAAACACCAGTAAGTGTTAGCGAACAGATGGCTATGTATCGCAAATATATTGAAACAGAATTAACAGAGTCTTGGGATACCAAGATGGATACCAAGGAAAAAGATAAGGGTATGTTCAAGGGTAAGACTCTCGCTGAATTGAAGGCCGAACTCAAGAAATGTAAGGAAACTCCAAAGAAAACTGAAGCTCTCAAGAAGAAAGAGCATCAGCTTGAATTTGCCATTCGTGCGAAACAGAAAAACAAATGGGGAAAAATTAAAGAATCAATTGAAAAGCATAAGCATACTTGCCCAGAGTGCGATGACACTCTTACTTGCAATAATCCAAAAGATTGTCCCGGCATTGGCAAGAACGCATTGTGTGGATCTTGTTCTAAACCAACCAAGAAAACTCCAATTAAAGAATCTCGTAAACCCGGACCATGGGGCCAAAAATGATTTCAAGTATAGAAAGAGGTATTAAATCAGCGATCAAAGAAGTTAATGCCGAAAAATATCTGTACTATACTCAATTAACCGAATTTGATACTTTTGCAACTGATTTTGCCACTTTCAAAAAATCTTGGAAATACTCTGGATGGTATGAAAAGAACGTAAACGAAATTACAAAAATTCAAGAAGACATGAGGAAGAAATGAAAGAATCTTTGCAAGAATTAATTCAGTACATTGAAAAAATTTTAGAGAACGATCTTGACTTTTCAACCAAATGTTTACTTAAATTCATCACTAAAAGATTGGCAGAAATAATTTCTGCCACTTTTGAAGCTTAACTAACCACATTATTATTACTTTAATAAATAATACTGAAGGAGATATCAAATGATTGAAACTCTAAAGCCATTGATGGAAAGCGGATTGCTAAATGAAGCAACACTTACTGCTGTCAATGAAGCGTGGGAGAATAAAGTCAAGGATCTTCAGACAACTATTCGTACTGAAATCCGAGAAGAATTTTCAACTCGCTATAGTCATGACAAGGCTTCAATGATCAAGGCTCTCGATAAGATGGTGTCTGAGACATTGACTGCTGAAGTTACAAAAATTAAAGAAGGACAGATTCAGGTTTCCAAACTGAAAGTTAAAGCTGTAAAAGAAATGAAAGACGCTGCAAAGAAATTCAATACTTTTCTGACTCATGCTCTTGCTGAGGAACTTGCTCAGTTTGCCCATGAGCGTAAGTTGCAAGAGTCTCATAAAGCAAAGCTTGAGCGGTTTGTTATGTCAAGTCTTGCAGAAGAGATTAGTGAATTTTCACAGGATAAGCAAGCACTTACTGAAACACGAGTAAAGCTTGTCACTGAAGCAAAGACACAGTTGGAGACTTTGAAGAAGAAGTTTGTTGCTCGTTCTAGCCAAGCTGTTTCGGCTATTGTTGCAGAAACATTGAACCATGAAATCACACAGTTACATGAAGATATTAAGGTTGCAAAACAGAACACCTTTGGTCGTAAAATTTATGAAGCATTTGCATCTGAATTTGGTGCAAGCTATTTGAATGAGAATGCCGAGGCTAAGAAGTTTCAGACCAAGATTGCCGCTCTTACTACTGAACTCAAGGAAGCAAAAGTTGAAGTTAATAATAAGAAAAAACTTGTTGAATCTAAGATGAAAGAAGTTAAGACTCTTCAGGAACGCGCAAATCGTGAAAAGATTGTTGGTGAGCTATTGGCACCACTGGATAAGAGTAAGAAAGCTGTTATGGGCCAATTGCTTGAATCAATTCAAACTGTACAACTTCGTTCTGCATACGATAAATATCTACCATCCGTTCTGAATAACAGAAATATCTCTGCAAAGAGTAAGTCTGTTCTGTCTGAATCTACTGGTAGTAAGACTGGTGTAATGAATGATGAAGATAACACCCTCAATGAGATTTTGAATCTAGCAGGGCTTAAAAAGTAATTATAAAGGAGAAAAAGAGAATGAATCCTCTATTTGAAGCAAATCGTTGGGGCGGCGCAAAGGAAGCCCTCATGGAAGGACTAACTGGTAACCGTAAAACCGTTATGAGTGTAATCCTTGAAAATACTCGCAAGGCTCTAATCAACGAGTCTGCTACAACTGGCTCTACCTCTGCTGGCAGCATCGCAACACTTAATCGTGTTATTCTACCTGTCATCCGTCGTGTTATGCCAACCGTTATTGCAAATGAACTAGTTGGTGTGCAGCCTATGACTGGCCCAGTTGGTCAGATTCAGACTCTCCGTGTTCGTTACGGACAGAGTGTGACTCCAACTGCTGCTTATCCTTTCAACACCGCTGTAAACGTCGGTGATGAAGCTCTAAGCCCATTCAAGATTGCTACCGCATATTCTGGCTCTGCATCAACTGGAAAGGCTGCTCAAACTGCCGATTTGGAAGGTCTGGCTGGTAATAAGATCAACGTTCAGATCCTGCGTCAGACTGTTGAAGCCAAGGCACGTAAACTGTCTGCTCGTTGGACATTTGAAGCTGCACAGGACGCACAGGCTATGCACGGCATTGATATTGAAGCCGAGATTATGGCTGCTCTAGCACAGGAAATTACTGCTGAAATCGATCAGGAAATTCTTGGATCACTC